TGGATGAAAGCCTGCTTTAAGGATTCCAGCACAAAAGCAAGCTCTTCCCCACTCTTTTCCTCAGCATTTCTGAGCCTCCACTCCCGGCGGATTCTCTTCTGCTCCGGAGTAAAATATTTCAGCACTTCCTCATCCTCTTCTGAACGAATCTGCACCACACGCCCCAGAGGCGTATCCGGTCCCAGGCCGGAAATCAGCGCCCGGAATTCATCCCATTTCATGGTTTTGAAATCGTTGGAATACAGCCGGAACCCGTACTGCGCAAAGAACGATGACACGATTAAATCAAAGTCCTCAAATAAATCGTAGTACGGGTCATCACTCTCCCTGTGTTACTTCTCCGGAAATCAGCTGAACCGCCTCCTGGATGACTGTCATCAGAGCGCTGAATTTCAGCTTTAATTCCTGTTCCATAATCATCCTGTCTGCTGCTGGAAATAACTGCTCATACGCCTTCATAATCTCCTTGACCGAGGGCTCGTCTGCACCTATCAGCTGCATGACGGAAAGCATCGTCACCGCGTCGTCGTTAACATGGATTTCCCGGCCCTGGATGAGCAGAACCGGCGGCTTCTCAAAGTTTAATTTCTCTGTAATATCAATTATTTTTGCCATCTTCGTTCTCCTCTGTCTAAGCTTCTGCTTTCGCTACAGTGGGCTTTCCATTGCTCAGCACGTCAAACTCCAGAGGCCCTACTGCCGTCGAATCGCCGGCGCCGATATTTTTCACATTGATAACAGCCATATCCCAGGAAACTGTGGTTCCATCCGGAAACGTCCAGGCAAAATACCCTTCTGCCTCTCTGCCGTTTTTAAAGGCCTTGTCCGCCACGTAATCGTTTCCTGTATCTCCCACATTTCTCTTTCCTGTGACAGAGATGGTAATACCCTTTGCCGTTAAAAGGCGTCTTACCCAGCCTTCCGTATCAAACGGCGTCCACTCCTCCACGCCATTGTCAAAGCTGACGGAAAAGGTCTCCATATCTGCGATAGAGGTAGCGCCTTCCTTGGCGTCCCCTACCTTAAACTGATTTTCATAACACGGATATACTCCTGTCTTTGCCATCGCTATCTGCTCCTTTCATAAATCATATCAAACCAGATGACCCGCTCATACACGCCGCTTTCATCGGTTCCCACATCAACCGGTTCCGGAACCTCCATGCGGATAAAATGCACCTTCGTGCCTCCCACTGTCAGGCCTCCTTCTCCTGCCTGCCGGATCTTCTCAAACAGGCCGGCGGCCGCTTCCTCTGTCTGGGAAGAATATTGATTCCAATGCACCAGCACAGAAATCTGTTTCACCTCATAGGAGGTATTTTCAAGACCCCCAAGTGCCATTCTGGGCTGCCCGGACGGCTTCCTCTGATACACGCCGATGGTTTTCTCTGGTTTGCTGTCAATCTTTCCACAATAAAAATGCTCGCCGGTCTGTAAGGTTTTAAGCCAGTCCTTTACATCTGATAATGTCAGCATCTATACCTTTGCCTCCTTCTTATAAAACCGCTGAAAGGCCTCTTTCGCAAAGCCTGCGCTGACGCCGCCAGGAAGCCAGGGCTTAAACCACTCTCCGCCGGCAAACGGGTTCTCGTCCGTCTGGAACTGATATTCCGGATGATAGTAAAGGCGGCGTGCATACGGCGTGGAAGAAATAATCGAGACCTTTCCCTGGGCAGAATTCTTGTACTCCACAAAGGTAGCGTCTTCCTGCAGATGTCCTGTCTCAAAAGGCATTACCTGCGCCTGCACCACTTCTGTATGAAGTGCCTCCGCCGTTCTCTCCAAAGCCGACACCGCTGCCTGGTTTAATTCCTGAATCCGGCCCATATTTAACTTTACTGTTGATTTCACCTTCACCTATATCACATCCAATCGTGTGTAGTTGACTGTTCCATCTGGATTCCTGGCCTTCTCTCCCTGCCAGATCCTCCGTTTGACTCCAAATACCGTGATCGTTCCACCAGAAATCACAGGAGCCTGCGGAAAGGCATCTCCAGAAAGGAGCGCACATCCGGACAGCTGCACCAGCTTTTTCTCTGCAGTCAGAACCGTTTTCCCCTTATCCTGGTAATTACACCGGACCTCCCCGGAAAAAATCACCTCCGGGCCTCCATCCTCTGTCAGACCCTCTCCGTATAAAGTCACCTGTACCGGAATCTGGCAGAACCGTTCCGGTACAAGCTCCGGCCACCTCATCGCCCCGCCGCCAGCCGGCAGGTCAGGCCCGTCTGGGCTAACAGTGCGTAATCATCCCGCTTCATGGCGACTCCTTTCCCAGTGAATACATTCCATGCCTGGCCATTAAATCCCGCCGAGACACCGTTGATACTGTAGGAAGACAGCGCGCTTGTCAGAAGATCTACATTTTCATACTCAAAATCCGCCTGTCTACATACCACTTCGCGGATAACCTCCTGCTGAAACTCTGTCAAACTGGAAAATCCCCGGCCTACAATCCGGTTGTAGGTCAGGGAATCAATATGACGGGATGCCTGGCGAAGCATCTGCATCAGCACTTCTTCTGGAACAGAACCGCCTCTGTAAACGGTCTGGTAATATTCCTGAGAGGCATATGGTTCATAGCTCATGCTACTCACCTGCCTTTGCTGCCTTCGTCCGCTTTCCTTCCTGGGTTTTCTCCTCTTCGGAATCCGCCTGCGTTCTTTCCAGGGCAGCCAGCTGCTCCTTTAACTCACGGTTCTCCAGCTCCAGCCGCTCCTTTTCCTTTTTCAGGGCCATGTACTCGTCAAAGTGGACCGTCTTTCCCCGGCCATAAGCAATCACCTGGCCATCCTCGTCCAGAATGTCAAATCCAGCCTCCTGATAGCTCTTCTGAGCAGTTTCGTTGATGTCGTACACTTTATTTCCTTTTACTGCCTTCATTCTGCACCTCCTATGAATGCTTCGTTACGTTCATGGCACAGCCAGCCACTTTCTTCTCCAACAGGAATAAATCGCCGTAGCAGCGGTTCTGGTACAGGTATCCGTCTGCCGTTCTGGAATCCGTTCCTGGAGTAAACAGCTTAATGTAACTGTACTTATCTCTTGCTACCACACAGGATGGATGAACCAAAACCCAGTTGATCTGATCCGCATCCGGAGCGGCTGTACATCCATCAGTAAAATTGTACTTGCTCTTCATGCGGGCAGAGGGAACCATCTTAATCTGTACGTCGTCCAGGCTGTGAACCTTGCGGTTTACGCTGACCGGCGTTGTCACCGTCACCACACGCTGAATCCCTTCTGCCTCTTTCACAATCTTATTCATGGTGGGCGTTACATACAGGATTCTTCCCTCCTCCGGAACTCCTGCTTCATCCATCAGAGCCATCTCCGTGTCAAAGGCCTCCAGGAAGTTAGCGGCGCTTACCACGGTCGCGGTGTCGATTCTTCCAGAGTAAGAAGTCAGCTCCGCGTGAAGCTTGGAATACCGGTAGCAGTCCTTCTCCGGAATCGCCTGCTCCTCCTCGAAGGTATTCTGAATGTTGGCAACTGAAAGAGCCAGGTTTGTCTCGTCAATATCCATTGGGTCAATCCAGAACTCAATATCTCTGTCATGAGTTGGAAAGCGTTCCTGCGTTAAATCCAATCGTTCTGGTATGGTCCTTGTAGCCGGATACTGTAATTCTCGGAAGCTTGATAGTCTGAGCGTTCAGGAACTTCACCTGGGGATTGCTCTGGGACAGCGCGTCCGAACAGAGCTCTTTTGCATACTTCTGAGCCAGAAGCTGCGTAAACTGTGTCGCATAATCGTAAACTGCCATGTGTTACCTCTCTTTCTACTTAATGCCGAAAGCTGCTTTCAGCGCAGCGTCGTCGGTCTGTGTCTGATTTCCACTTCCGGAGGCTCCCATCTGTACAAAGCCTCCCTGGCTGCTCTGCGCCGGCTTCAATCCCGGAACATCCTCCAGCGTCTTTTTCAGGGCGTTGGCTACCGTTTCCTCGTTGATCTTCCCATCCTGGCCGACAGCCTGGCCAAAATCCGTCATTTTAATCAGATAGGGAATGGTTTTCGCATCCACACCCAGGCCTACTGCCGCTATAATCGCCGCATTCTCCAGCTGAGCTTTCTGGGCTGCTGCCTGAGCCTGCGCCGCCTGAGTCTGGAGTGCGCCCACATCTGGCTGATTTGCCGCTTTCTGGGCCTTAAACGCCTGAATTGCCTGACTCATCTCTTCCTGAGAGAGTCCCTGCTGCTTAAAATAAGATTTCAGCACCGTATCCTCCGTAACAGACGTTTTTCCCGCAATCAGCCCAGCCAGCTTTTCATAATCGAACTGCACGCCTGTGCTGCTGCCGGTTCCTGCCGCCCCGGTTCCGGAAGCTCCCGGCTGATTCCCTGCAGCTCCAGAAGCTCCTGCGCCGTCTCCCTGGCCGCCGGATGCTCCGCCCTCTGCAAACAGCTGTAAATTCATTGGAAATCTTCGTTTCATAGGTGTCTCCTTTCAGTTTTCGGGGTGTCTCCCCATCCAGTTTTATGTGTGTCTCACTCTCAGTTGGTTCCCGGTGTCTCCGGGTAGTTTAATGCCTTCGGGCAGAAAAATAACGCCCAGGGTATCCCTGCGCGCTTATGACTCATTCTATGACTTGCTATGACTATAATACAATATCTTCCATTACTGCTCTTGCTTCCAGAACTGCAATGTAATCTTCCATTGCCCGAATCTGCATATTGTAAATGCTTCTAGGGCAGGTGGGTTCGAACTCCATCATACCCTGATCCCATCTATCCAACATGCTTTTCAATTTCTGATACCGGAGTCTGAGCTGAACATATTCAGCCTGAAAGCGTTCTTTGTAGTCCTCGCTTAACATCATGGCAGCTGTGTCCTTTAATTCCATAGGTCTTAAATCCATCTTATCTCCTTCCTGTTGCGACGCCGCAACTGCAAATGGGTATAAAAATACCACCGGCCATTACTGACTGGTGGTATTAGATACGTCCTTCTTTTTTTAATTTTGAAATTTCTTCCTGCGTTAATTCAAACGCCTTTATCTGTTCCTCTTTCAATGCTTTTTCACGTTCTTCTAATTCCTTATCGCGTTGAGTTTTCATCAATCAGATTACCTCCAATTCGATAATATTTCCTTGCCTTGATATTACTCTATAAATACAATCCTTGTCAAGCAGTAGTTCCCTCTGTTTCTCAAAATAACTTAGCTTTTCAATATACGCTGCATTGCTTCCTTTTTTTACGTAAATAACAACTTTATATTTTGCATCGAAGGAACGATTTTCAATAACGGATGTACTAAAAAATTGCTTTGCTCTAAACAGACCATTTTTCGCTATGCCAAATGATGGATCTATATCCATTCCTCTATATGCAATAACATCATATTTTAGTCTATTTTTCTTTAACCCTCTTGATATAAGTTCCGCATATTCATGTAATCTTTTATCTTCTATGATGTCTCCTCTAAGCATTGCGTTTAATCTCTCAAAG